TTGATAATACGTCACTAACCCAACCACAAGAGTATAGATATTATATGGGTTACGACGCAAGTAATAAACAAAAATCTAATGATAGTGTTTTCACACAATATAGTTTCGCAACCAATAGTAGTAATCCAATTGTTGGGGCAACACACGCATTAAATAAATTATTAGTTGGTGTCGTTTCTGGTTATAATACAGAATGGAAACTTAATGAATGGTCAGCGGCCGGAACTGTACTCGGTATAGGATTATTATTACCTGCAAGTGATGCAACATATACGTTTTTAGGTCAAGTAATTGCTGCTCAGTTCGATAAATTTGTCGGTGGATTACTACCTCAATGGTTAACAGTTGGTTCAGGATTTGGTGCCACTTTATCTGCAATCTTACCATGGGTTTTCGGTGCATTATTACTATACTCTATTATAACATTAATTTTCAGTAGTTCAACAAAAACATACCGAGAGTCATGTAAACAATTTTTATATCACTTCACAAATAAACCTTACATTGAAATAAGTCAAATAGGTAACGATACCGTATTATATAGGGACCAAACATTAACCACAATTAATAATGGTTATTATTGTGACGGGGTTTACTATTATCAACAAAGTGGAGGTAAAATAATTTCAAAAGAATTATCATACACAAACGCAATTGTAAACGATAACCCCGTTAAATTCCAATTTCAATATTCGGTCGCGGCGGATTCTCCATTATTAGTTGACAATTTTAATAAATTAGTAATTTTACCGTACACATCAGGGAAACCTATTCCGTATTGTGGTGGTACTATATATTATAATAACAATACATTAACGCAAACGATAAATAATGATTGTTGTGATTTACAAACAGGTGAATCGGTAACAATAACAGTTTCACCGGGTGAAGAGTTTAGTTGTATTAGTCAAATCGACGCAAATAACAAAGCAACTCAAACATTTAATGCTTTAGTCACGTACGCACAAAATGCTGGACAATATTGTACACCGTTTGCGGATAGTGAAATCGGAACGTTAGACACGTCATTCACTCACGAAATAAAGGTCGAAGATAATCCAACACAAACTACAATATTTTACGATTCAAGAGTTAGTGGGGCAGTTATCGGTAAAACATTGTATTACGATAATTCGGGATGTCAAAAGGTACTTAACGGTTACTACACAATTTCAGGAACATCACCATATAGAACATTTTACCATACAACAAATGGTGTTATTGATGGTATCCATACAATGGCAACATCAGGAAGTACCGAAACGAACACGAGTCAACCAATAATAACAACCAATAAAGATTACTCAAGTAATTGGTATTATAATGGTATGAACAAAACCGCATTGAATAATTACACCGATAATATTGAATCGATAAGCAGTTTTGACCCAAATTCACTATATACGGATTCATCATTAAAAAAAGGATTTATTAAAACCCCAATAACTTTAGACGATTTTCAATTATATACTAATTTTACTGGAACAACATATGATGAGGCCCCGACAGGGTGGTATAGACCATTAATTGATTGGATTTCAAATGAATCGTTCTATTATTATAACACAGAAACAATAACCTTAGATATTGAAGAATATTGTGCATACACTGGAAATACGGTAACCACAAGGGGATTTTACGTAGTAGGTAAATCAAGTGGAGTTTTAACTCCAACACCTAATCCGGTAACAATGGTTGTTAAGGTTTATACCACAGGTGATGTACTAACAGGAACATTTAATGTTACAACAAATACATCAAATGCAAGAACGTTTGTTAATTACGGTAGTCAGGTTTTATTAAATGAATCTGTAACAAGTATTGTTATTGATTCTATTACATCAACTAACCCGTTTAATAAGGTAACCTACGTTGTTGGAACCTCAACTGTTTGTGGTCCAATTACAACACCAACGGCGACAAACACACCAACACCTACCGTAACCCCAACACCTACACCAACCATGCTACCAGTTTCTGGTTTAACATGGACAACTTCAACAAACACAGTTGGTGTTGCGGGTTGTACAGATGCCGGATGGTTAATCACTAATGGAAATGCAAGTATAAGATATAACGTATCCGATTCTGCGAATTGTGGAGGTACTTGTAGTGCAACTCAAACAGGGGTGGCAACTGCAACAATAACCGTAGGGTCGGCAAATACGTATTTAAATATTGATTTCGACGGTATTGGAGAAAGACAATCCTCCGACTATGATAAAATCACATTTAAATTAGATGGAACTCAAATTGCCGACGCACACGCACCTGGAGGTGGTTTAGGTTGTTTAATGGGGCCAGTTGTTAAGACGTACCAAGTACCTGGTCCATATTTATTATTGGCGAATTCAGTACACACATTAAGAATTGATTTTACTACGTTAGATGGTTTATACCATGTAGGGTCGTACTATCAAGTAGATTTAAGTTTCACATAAAATAAAAAAACAGATAACTATATAAATGAGATATTTTAACGTAAGGATTGACATAGGTGAGTCGAACAGTATTTTCAGTATTTATTACGATACCGTTGATTCAGGTCACTATGCGTTAATTTTTGACCCATTAGGAAGTACATTAAACGCCACTGGTTTAACTTACACACAATTAACGACAGGTGTTGGTGTGACAATTGAAATACCAAGTAGTGCAACGTCTATTGTTATTGATAGTTCACCTGAAGCATTTTGTACTGAAATTTTTGCGGTTAATGACCCAACATATACGATTTTTATAGGTAATCCAACACCAACACCTACAACAACTGTTACAGTTACCCCAACTCAGACACCGACACCATCGGTGACTGCAACTCAAACGCCAACACAAACACCAACAAATACGGTTACACCATCGGTGACTGCAACTCAAACGCCAACAGAAACACCAACACAAACACCTACGAATACCGTTACTCCAACAGTTACACCAAGTGTTACCGCAACTCAAACACCAACAAATACACCAACAAATACACCTACGAATACAGTAACCCCAAGTGTTACTCCATCAGTTACGCCAACACAAACAGCAACACAAACACCTACACCATCTGTGACGGCAACTGTTACACCATCAATAACACCTACAAACACCGTCACACCTACAAAAACACCAACACCGACACCAACATATCCTGCACTTACAGTTATTGTAACTTCATTTAGTCAACAATCATGTTACAACGTAAATGATGGTTCGTTTACATTGTCCGCATCTGGAGGTAACGGCGCACCTTATGAGTATTCAAAAGACGGGTCAACTTGGCAAACATCAACAACGTTTACAGGATTGGTACCGGGAACATATACAGGTTACGTAAGAAACAATAACAGAGTAGGAACAGTTGCTAGTGTCTTTGTTGGGGATACAACAAGAAGTGCACCATCAGGAACTGTATCTAATGTTAACATATTATGTAATGGAGATTCTACAGGATCAATCACGTTACAAAACCCAACAGGTGGACAAGGTGGACCTTATGCAACTAAACTAACAACATCAGGCGGAACTGTTCTTTTTGCATATTCTAACATAGGTGGAACATCAAGAACTTACTCAACTTTAGCGGCGGGTTCATATATTTTATACTTAAAAGACGTTACAAGTCCCGAATGTTCTGTTCAATATCCAATAACAATCACTCAACCAAGTGCGGTGGGTGTAACATTGTCAGGAAGTATAACTTACCCAACATGTTATAATACGAACGATGGTTCCGTTACAGTTACAGGTTCAGGTGGAGTAACACCATACACATATAGTGTTGACGGTGGTACATATCAATCAAGTGCAACATTTACATCATTAAGTCCAACGTCTCATGTATTCCGTGTTAAAGATGCGAATGGATGTATATCACCTTCACCATATACGGCGAATTTAACTGTTACGGCACCAAATGCAACAATAACTGTAGATTCTAATGTAAGTTGTAATGGAGGTTCCAACGGTTCAATTACTGCATCAAGTCCATTCGGTGGTCAAAGTGGAGCGTATACTGTGGCGATTGACAACATTAGTGGTACATACTTCTCATTCCCTAAAACGTTCTCAAGTTTAACCGCAGGTACTCACACAATTTATGTGAAAGACGTTAACGGATGTATAGCATCATATAATAGTACAATAACTCAACCAACATTGAACGTTGCATCAATTACTAACGTTGTTGGTGCAACTTCAGGAAATAACGGTTCATTAACGTTAACATCAACTGGTGGGGTGTTTAATAAAACTTATAGATTATATAGAGATACCGCATCACCATATACTACAGGTTGTGGGGACACTTTAATTAACACATATACATCAATTACTTCAGGTTCACCTTCAGTTAACGTAACAGGATTGGCATGTGGATACTACTGTTTAGAAGTGACAGACGCAAACGGTTGTGTGGTTAATAGTGGATTAGTTGAAGTCCCATGTCCACCATCTTTGAATCAAATTCAAATTTATGGGTCAAATACCATAGGTAATACATGTTCATTATTTAATGGTGAATTTGTATATGTCTATCACCCAACTTACACTACATTATTAGAAGGTGTCCAATATTTTGAATCTAATGGTACAACACCATTTAATGGATTATCACATGATTATTGGACCGACTTGGTAAATTGTGAATATGGTACAATTGCATCTAACGGATATTACACTGCAGGAGGTGCTTGTTCACCATGTGCATAAAGTAAACTATTCCCTTTATTTAGAATATATTAATCCTTATATTATTTAAAAATAATCTAAGGATATTTACTAGTATATTATAATTTTATGTCTGATTCGTTTGGTAGTATGTCATTTTTCGTTCCTTCTTTCCCAAAAGAAGGTGAATCCCAGTCGGGTATAACTCAAAATTATTTAACAGATTTAGACTATACACCACACACAGGTACAACGGCATTTACAGGAACAACATTTTTTACTGCAATTGGTCAAAGTAAAATTTCTGAATTAAAGAAATACGGAACCAATGATTATAGTGGGGTTACTGTTAATATTGACGGTACAAGTGGGTATACCATAGATAATGTCACCTATTTAGATCACCCTGACGGACATACAATTTATACCGGACACACATCAGGTTTCACTCAAGAATCAATCATTAACAATGTATTAACAAGGAATGAACATTTCTTAGGATTTGTAGAACAACCAAGAGTTTATTCGGATATTTTTGTTGAAAGGGGTAAACAAGGTGTTATGGAAGTAAACCTAAGATTAGGTGAAATAGATAATATGGGAGAATTAAGTGTCTATGGTAATGGATATTATAAAGTTAAAAAACAATAAGATTTATATTTATTAATAAAAAAGAATGGCAGTAGGATCATATGGTATTATAAGACCGGCAGACGTATCACCCGCAGACGTTGATATATTTTATCACCACGTTTCGGGTAGAACATCAACCGCAGAAGTTACGTTAAAAAAATTAACGGCAACAGAAGTATTAACACCCGTTTTTCATAACGAAGAAACGACAACAGAATCAACTGCACAAAATGTTGAGATTTTAGGTGGTTTATATAATCTAAAATTAAAAGCGGACGATTTTTCTGAATTAGGAATCTACACTTTACATATTAGACCAAAACAAATTAGAACTGCAATTACAGATTGTGGTGTGTTAGCATCATTACCTTCAGTTAGAGGTTTAATTGTTGATATTTCCACAGTAACCGAAGGTGATAGAAATAAATTTACACCTCAAGGATTAGTTGGATATAGAATCGAATACTTAAACACTGCGAATAATCAAAAGGTACCTAACTTCTATAGGGTAGTAACTTCATCTTTCTATTGTAAACCAATTGTTTCAAATTTAACAAATACAACGGATAAGGCTATTCGTTATCAATACACCGACCAAACATCTAATTTAATGTTTTTAACGGTAACACCAAGTTCTTCACCATCAAGTAGACCAAACGTAGTTCCATTTATCGGTGAACCGGGTCAAAAAGTAATTTTAACTAACACATATTTCAATCCAACTACGATTGAAATTGAAATGGTTGAACACGATGCGTCTACATTGGCACATGCACTTTACGGTAACCAAACTAAAGCAATTACTCCGGGTATCTACACAATTTACGATAATAACAATAACATCTATAAACAATACAACTTATACGAAGTTAAAGACCAATTTAATGAAACACTTTACGAAGTTCGTGAAGAAAGAGATAATATTGATGAAACTTTAAACTTAGATAACATAACAGGATAATGGCAGTAGTAAAACACAAAGTACCAAGTCAACTTGGAAATGCGGGTGGAACATTTAGTGATAGTTTAGTTGGTAACCAAATTACTGACGGTACTAGTCAATTGACTAATACTAACTTCGCCATTGATAAAGTTATACCTGAGAAAGATAGTAAAGATTTTAAAACGTCTCCATTCTCTGATTTTTTTACTTTAGATACATTAAAAGAAGAAGTTGACGCTCCTACCACAAAGGACGGTGACCCAACAAAAAATGAAAAAATTAAATTTAAGGGAAGTAAAGACGACGCTAATAAATCGTTGTTTGGTTCATTAAAACAAAGATTACAAGTTTCTATTGGGAAAATTATTAATAAATTTCCTGCAAGTATGTTAATTGACGGAACATCTCCAACAAGTATTGTTGAGAATACCGCCGAAAATGTCACATATGATTCAGTAACTAAAACAACACGATTTAGTGTTAATCAGACGTTGGTATTTAACCCATTTGATATTGTCTTAACTAAACCACAAAGTAATACATTACTACAAAGTGAGAACAATATTAGAAATCTTTATTCATCATATACCAAATATGTTTTAGATTTTAATGGTGGTACATTTGACGTTGTCACATATACCGAACCAAATACAAGTGGTGATGTTTTCTTCAAAGTTAAAGGAGAACCATTTGTTGGTTTAACTGGTGTTACAGATAATTTTTTAATAAGACCTAATGATGCAATTACTGAAGAGTTTTTCAATAATTTAGATGATTTAGAAACGTTATTATTAAACCGTGAAACAAGTCCAAAATATACCGCAACATTTAAAGTTCCAAGAGAAAGTTTTGATAAAACATCTACCGACTTAACCGACATTGAAGTTAGTTGGCCGGTATCAAGAGATGGTTGGAACATACAGATTATTGGTTTAGGTTATGACGAATTTCTTTATAACTTAAGTGCAATTGCTGATGAAATCGACATCTATAAATCAAATTTAGTTGTTAGATTTCTAAGTGCACCTCAATTGTTTGAATTCGATACCGAAGAAAAAAAGGGTGAAACAATATTCCAATTATATGGTCAAAGTTTTGACAGGGTAAAAAAATACATCGATAACATTGCGTTCATGAGAAACGTTAGTTATGATGGAGTTAACAACGTACCGGATATTTTACTAAAAAATCTTTCGGAAACTTTAGGATTATCTACCGTTAACTTATTCGATGAAAAAACATTAGAAGACACATTATATAGTAGACAAGACGCGAATTACCTTGGAGTCTCAATTGGTAAAACGTTAATTGAATCAGAACACGAATTCTATAGAAGAATTTTAGTGAATTTAGCACATTTATATAAATCAAAAGGTACACGTTCATCAATTGAATTCTTTTTGAAATTTTTAGGTGCACCTGAACCAATCATTAACATAAGCGAATATGTTTACAACGTAAAATCATTACCTAAAAATTTATCAGTACAAGATGATTTATATGATTTAATCCAAGGAAATAAAATTGACATAACAATAACAGGGTTTACCGAAAGTACATACACATACCTAACAGGATTTACAACTGGTTCAACAACTTTATCGAGAACCGATTACCCTATTGACGAAAATAACCTACCAAGGAAAGTCACAAACATTGATAGTGATATATTCTTTCAAAAAGGTTCAGGTTGGTACGATTTAACATTGAATCATAGGTCACCTACCGTTATCGATACTGATAAATCAAGTGGTACGTTTATTAACGGAGAATTTGTTTTAACTGGTAGAACAAAAACAATTAAAACAAAACCAAAAGACTTTACTTACGGTGAAGATTATTTTGATAATTTTAGAACATTACCAGGTTTAGATTACGGTTTTGAACTTGAATCAAAAATAGATAATAAAAAAGTTAGTATTACTGACAATGAAGACGAATCTAAGTTAATTTTAAATAGAAAAAACATTACCGTTCATTTAGATTCGGCAAATGCGGTTAACTATGACATTTATCGCCAATCGAGAAACTTAGGTGTGAGTGGAGCTACCTTCGGTGATTTACCACCACAAAGTGAATTCTCATTTGCGGAATTCCTTGGTAACGTATTGAGTAAAACTATAAAAAATTCAAGTACCGTAAGATATAAAAACAATTATATTGATTTAGAAAATGTTTATTCAGATTACATTAATCAAATAACAAATAACGGTTATGTACCGTATAATTTTATTTCAGTAACTGAGTTTGTTAATAAAATGAGCCCGTATTGGGTTCAAGTACTTGACCAATTTATACCTGCAACGACATTATGGACAGGTGGTAATTTAATACAGAACGGTAAATTCAGTAGGTCAAAATACAAATATAGAAAACTATGTCAATTATTTGAAATGGTTGATGACGTTTACCCTGAACCAAGTTTCTCAACGTACCTTAATGAAATTTTGAATGATTCCGACACCGGATTTCAAACATTATTAGGTGATAACGGTAAAGACGGTTATTTCAAATTAATGCCGTTATTTAAAATTGACGGAGTAAATTATTCGGGAACGACAAGTAACTCATCAACATATGCATTATTAAGTGGATTCACATCTAACACAGGAACAACAGTAGAAAACGCTAAATTATATTACGTTTCAGGTGATACTAATTGTATGGAACCAATCCCAACTACTGGAACAACAACACCGGGATTTGATGCTTATTGTATCGACGAGGTGACGTTAAAGTATTTGTGGAAAAAAGCAATCATTGGAACTATAGATTATGTAAATAACAATTCAGGGTATACAAGGAATAGTGTAGGTAAAGATAACACATACGGTGAAGAAATAGGTGTATCTGCGATTACAGGTACAACAGTTACAGAGGACATTTTATCATATGAATTTTTCTACGATAAAGACGGAAAGGAAAAAATAAGATTCAAATCGTTTAAATACGGAACAAATAATTGTACCGTAATGAAATCATTTGATTTCCAAATTGCTTTACCTATCAATTTTGATGCGGTAACGCCAACTCCTACACCTACCCCAACACAAACTCCAACTCAGACCCCAACACAAACTCCAACACAAACTCCAACGAATACACCTACACCGACAGAAACGCCGACTAATACCCCAACACCGAGTGTTACACCGACAGAAACGCCGACTAACACACCTACGCCGACTAACACTCCAACAATAAGTGAGACGCCGACTAACACTCCAACTCAAACACCAACGAATACACCGACACCAACTGATGACCCAATACCGTCACCAACACCAACGAATACGCCAACACCAACGAATACACCAACCAATATTGTAACTAACTATTTAATTGAGGATTGTTTAACTGCGGAATATTATAATATTGAAAAAACGTATGTTAAATCACTTTACGATGTTATTGAATATCAAATTGGTGTTCCTGGAGTAGGTATTAAACGATGTGGAACCATAATAGATGAAAATTTCGTAGGTACTGCAGATGCCGTATTCTATAGTTCAATTCAAAGGGATTGTGGTGACACTATACATTGTCCGTCATAAAATAAAATAAATTAATAATTAAAATATATGAGCTTTTTAAACAGTAACAATTCCGAATATCTTTCAGCAAGAATAACCCAAAAGGGTAGAAATGCCATTGCTAAAGGTGATTTTAAAATAAGTTACTTCACAATTGGGGACTCCGAATATAATTACGATTCACTGTTTTCGACAGTTGAACAAGGTGTATTAACACCATTTGATAAAGATATTCAAGTAAAATACCCATTAAAGTTAGACAATACCAATATTAGTGGAACCACAATATACGGTATTCCAATTGTTGCAAGTCAACCCGAAACAATAAGAAATGTAATGGGACCAGCGGGATTTGTTTCTAATTATAAGACATATAATTTAAGTGGAAATACAGGAACAACTATAGAATGTTTAACAAACGAAATGGATATTGATGAATTAGATGGAACATCACAAATCACTGTCCCAATTTCAACAGGAACAACCTATCAAGATTGTGGTTATATTACTATTGTTTTTAATACTTTTGATACGTCAGGAAATTCAACATTAATTTCAGGAGTAACAAATAGTGTTATTTATAAAATCACAGGTGTAACGACGGGGACAACAACCGAAACACTATTTTTAGATAGAAACACACCGGATTTAACAGGACTTAGCGGTTCGGTTAGTGTTGTTTGTAATAGTTGTGAAATGGAATTTGACACCTCTGGTGACGTTGACACAACTTGTATACCACAATTACCTGATACTGACGCACAACACAACCCATGGACCTTAAACGTTGTTTGGGGACAAAAACCAATAGGGTTTGATGTGAGTGGTACAGATGAATCCTTATCGGGTTTCACAAGTAACAAATATACGTCAACAAAAGAATTTTTAGGGTATGGTAAATCTACGGGTCAAGTAACAAATACCGGTACAACATACACTAACACATACGATGAAGTAATTACTTTATCACCTGAAGAACAAAAATGTATTGCAATAATTCACTATTCAGAAATTGGTGATATAGTAAATGACCCTGACAGATTTTTTAAATATGATGACTACATTAGCACATCGACTGGTAATACGATTACTGCCGACAATAGTGACGACTATGAATTTTTTGAGGTTTATATTCCTTTTTTAGTTTACCATAGAAATACAGGTAACACGTTAGGTGCAATTTTCCATATGAGTGATTCGGATAAAACAATCATATCAAGTGTAAATAATAACCTACACATAACATACCGAGATTTATTAGATGAACAAGACTTACCGGTTGGTAAAGTGTTCCAAAATAATAAGTTAATAGTATTTGACGACCAAGAAATTGTTGCGGCCTTAGATTATAAATCAAATAGAAGGTACACATTACCTGCACCTAAAATTAGTTTAGTACCTACAGATACCAGTGCCTCAAATTCAATAATGAGTGGAACTACAGGACAAACAATGTTTGTAACGTACGCTTTTGAATATGTTGGTGATACATCTTTGAATGGTTTACCATGTAATTATTTTACAAAAATTACAGGTACAACAACACCGTCGAACGTAACTATCAAATTCGACACAGACGAATTCCAAAATTTAAAAACAATTTTTGGGGAAGTTACTGAGGGATTTATTGCAAATAAATTTCACATATTAGCTCAAAGAATTGACGAGACAGATAGTGACAACCTACCTAACCCTAATAATTGGGTTAAAATGAACTATACAATCGAAGCGGGAGGTGATAACTCTTCATTAATTGACCCAATTGGATTAAGAGACGTTACATTTACAATTGACAAGACTAAGTATGATGCGGGAACAACATTTGACTTAAATACACATTTAGGTGATGTTTACTCAGGTTCAACAACGTTACCACAATTCGGTGATGAACAACCATTTGCGGGAAGTATTAAATTAGTTAGAGCGACTGACATTGAGGAGATGAAATTCTTTATTAACTTACCGTCAGGTAAATTCTCAACGTCACAAAATCCAACGTATGTTTCGGGTAATCCAAAAATTACCGAAGTGGCTTTACTTAATTCAAATAAAGATGCGTTAGTTATGGCAAAAACGAGTAAACCAATAACAAGAACAGGTACACAGGTATTTGCGGTTAAACTTGATTTCTAAGCTTTACAATTATTCATTTTTAATTTAACTTTTGAATATGAGTATAGATGTAAAAATTGACGTAAAATTTAAGAACAAGCCAAAAATTTTAGGATTGGATATTTCAACTAAAACAATTGGATGGGCCCTATTTGATATTTCAGGGTCTAAATTATTGGAGCTAACTCACTTTTCTCCAAAAATTAAACCTCAACCCGAGGATAAAATTGAAGAATTGATTAAGAAAGCCGATGCTTTCAAAAAACAATTAGAAGATTATAAAGACGTGGGAATAACTCGTGTCATTATTGAAGAACCATTGTTACAATCTAATAACATTTATACCGTAGGTACGTTATTAAGATACAATACTTTAATTCTGAAAGCGTGTTATGATGTGTTAGGTGTTTTACCTACATTTATCTCAACATATAATTCAAGAAAACATGCGTTTCCTGATTTAGTTGGTCCGAATGATAAAGGTCGTAATGTTTTATTCGGTGGTTATCCTAAAGACATAGATAAGAAACACGTAATTTGGGAACACGTTAATAGTGTTTGTCCTGATATCAATTGGTTATACGGTAAAACGGGTAACTTAAGAAAAGAGAATTACGATATGGCAGATGCCGCTTGTTGTGTTATAGGATATGTTAACATGACTAAATTAGAAAATACAAAAAAATAACCAATAAAGATTTCCATTTGTGAAATTTTTGTTGTATAATTAAAATAGGACGGGACATGTAGTAATACATGTTTAGTTGGTGTGAAAGGGGGAGTGGTGTTCCCCTTTCTTTTTTTTATAACTCCTCACATTTTTTTTTCTCACATTTTTTTCTTATTATTATACCATGGTGAATCAAAAAGTTGATTATTCGGGTGTAGTTGATATCTTAGAAGATATCTTAGGTGAACCAAAACTTCACAATGACTACAAAGGACAAATATCCTTTGATTGTCCTGTGTGCTCATATGATATCAAAGAATTAGACCACGGAGACGGTAAAGGTAATTTAGAAATAAACTACCACAATAGTGTGTTTAAGTGTTGGTCATGTTCTGAAACTCACGGAACCCATGGATCACTTTATAAATTAATAAAGAAACACGGTAACAAGAAACAACTTAAGAAATACGAAATTTTAAGACCTGACGAGAACGAAGAAAATTCAAAACGAACGTACAAACAGGTCAAATTACCAAAGGAATTTATTGCATTTAAAGATGTTAGTGCCGGATTAAAACTAACCCCACAATATAGACAAGCATACAATTATATTAAAAAACGAAACATTACGGAAGAAATGTTACTTAGATATAATATTGGGTTTTGTTATACCGGTGAATATGAGAATAGAATTATTATACCATCATATGACGAAAACAAATATTTGAATTATTTTATTGCAAGGTCTTACTTGGTAAAAACAAAATTAAAATACAAAAATCCCGAAGCACAAAAAGAAATTATTATATTCAATGAATACCTTATTGATTGGAACGAAACGGTTTATATTGTTGAAGGGGCTTTCGATAGTATATTCATACCAAATTCAATACCTATGTTGGGTAAGTTTATGAGTGAACACCTATTCAATAAATTATATGATAATGCAAAAAAAATTATAATAATATTAGACCCCGACGCTTACGGTGACCAAGAAAGATTATATCATAAATTAAATTGTGGTAAATTAATGGGTAAAGTGTGGTCACTTAAATTAGAGGGCGATAAAGATATTGCAGATATCCAAGGGGACATCAGTGGATATAAAATAAAACAAATTGATTAACATGAATTTAAACGACATCTCATTAGAGATTAAAGACCTATTAGAACAAAGAAGGAAAGAACTTGAATTAACATTTATTGAAGATTCACACATTTATTACATGAAAGATTTAGACGGGACGGTTAAGAAAAATTTCCCTTCCGTATCTAAAATTGTACATAAATTCCATAAGTTTTTTGATGCATCGGCAATGGCATTAAAGATGTCAGGTGGTGACCCGGTTGCTCAACAAAAATTATTAGCTGAGTGGAAAATGGCGGGTGACTTATCTACCAATATGGGTAGTAGAGTTCACTATGAATTAGAAAAAGATACTATTGGTAGATTTGGTAACTACAAAGACGTTAGACAACCTATATTCGAAATTAACGACGAACAACAACGTAAGAGTGACAATATGATTAAGGCAGGAAAAGAGTTCCTTGACTTAATGTTAGAACGTGGTGCGGTCTTATTAGACACCGAGGCGGTACTTGGTGACCCCGAAGAACAATATACAGGACAACCGGATAAAATATGGTTAATGATGAATAAACAAAAAGATAATTTTGGGTTTGTGACCACAGATTGGAAAACAAATCAACCAAAAAACTTTGAAGTTCATCATTATACAGGTAAATTATTCCCACCATTTGATAATTTTCACGATAACGCGTTAGGTCACTATTACCTACAACTTCCCCTATATGGTAGGTTATTACTTAAAATGTTAAAGGGCACAAAATTCGAAAATACAAAATTATTAGGAAATGTTATTGTTTTATTAAAAGAAGATGGTACCTTTGTCGAGTATAAAGTTCCGCCACAAATCAGTAGTACGATTTTAACGATGGATTTAAAAAACTATATTAAGAGATGATAAAAAAAATTATACATATTGCCGATTTACACATCCGTACGTTCCAATTACATGATTTATATCGTGAGCAATTTGAAAAACTAATTGACGAAGTTAGTGCACTGTCAACTAAATGGACAGAAGAAGGATTGAAATGGGAAGAGATTAGAATCGTAATTGCCGGTGACATTGCACATCAGAAAATTAATATTTCGAACGAACAGTTATTATTAACAAGTTGGTTTTTAAACGAACTATCACAATATGGTAAAGTTGTTATCATACCGGGTAACCACGACTTCTTAGAGAATAACATTCAACGTATCGATAGTATTACTCCAATTGTTGAATTAATAAACAATAAAAACATTGCATATTACAAAGATAGTGGTGTTTATGAAGATGAGAATATTAATTGGGTGGTGTATTCATTATACCAACATAACGTTAGACCTGATTTTGTAAAAGAAGAAGGTAAGTTTCATGTTGGATTATTCCACGGACCTATACAAGGATTATCAACTGATATGGGGTTCACATTTGAAGATGCGTACGACCAATTAAATTTTGTTGACTTAGACTTATTATTATGTGGTGACATTCATAAACGACAAACTTTCACATTACCCGGAGGAGGTAAAGGTGTTATGATTGGTTCCTTAATACAACAAAATTTCGGGGAAACAGTTAAACATCACGGTTACGGAGTTTATGATGTTATTAAAGACGAATACGACTTTATTGATTTACAAAACGACCAACCATTTCTCCATTTTGAAATAACAGACATTAAAGATATTGAAAATGGAAAAGAAGTTCACCTTAACCTTGGATAAGGAATTTATTCAATTCTGTGAGTTAAATAAAATTACCGACATTAATAAAAAAGCAACGGAAACCTTCAATCGAGGGTTTTCTTTGTTAAAATACGGTGAAACTCCAAATGGGGTGACTAACGTTACGGAAAAGATAGTTGAAAAGATTATTGAAGTGCCCGTTGAAGTGATTAAGGAAAAGATAGTAGAAAAGATTATCGAGGTTCCCGTTGAAGTCATAAAAGAAATTAGAGTTGAAGTACCAGTTGAAGTTATTAAAGAAGTTTTAGTAAAAGGAGACACCAAGGTAGTAACTAAAGAGGTTATAAAGGAAGTCCCTATTGAAAAGGTAATATTCGACACATCTAAAGAAATTGCCAAGGATAAGGAAATTGAAACTTTAAAAATTGAAAACGATAAATTAAAATCCGATTTAGATAAAATCACATCCTCATTAAATAAATTTAACAAGGGTACATTCATGAAGAATAGCGATTTAGGTTCACTATATAGTGAATAATTTGGTATTATGGGATTTTTTCTCTATATTATCCAAAACAATATAAACATATGGTAACATTATTTCTTTGGATTTTTATTGCATACGGATTTACGTCCATTCTTGTATGGGGAAGTATTTTCGAAAGTACAAGAGCGTTCATTGCAAGAAAATCAAAATTTTTTGGTACACTAATCAGTTGTACATTATGTACTTCGACATGGGTAGGATTCTTTATGTCGATTGTACTCGGTTCACCCACACAAACAATATTCACCGCACATGATTTACCATGGGTAGTTTGTATATTCTTTGATGGGATGTTTACCGCAGGAGCCGTTTGGGCTATAAATGCTGTCGTCGAGTTTTTCGAGGAGAGTAGGATTAAATAAAATTTAATGGCAAAATTAAAACGCACAAGTTATGATGACACACTTGTAAGAGAGTTCATCATCAAATTTTGTGATGAAAAATGGTCCATGAAACTTAAATCTAATGATGAATTATATAAAATCGACTTATTAGGGGTCGATGATTTATTGTTAGGGGTTGAAGTTGAACATGGAAAATGGGAAGGAAATTTTTGGGAGAATGACAATTATTCACTAATTTCGGAGCAGAAATTCAGAACAATTAACATTCCCGGTAGAAAAGAAAAGTATTTTTTACCCGAAAACACTGTAAGAAGTAAAGTAACTGACAATTTAAGTTACCAAAAAAACATCTTCATGAGAACCAATAAAGATTTTACACAAGTGATTGTAATAAGGTCAAATACGGTTAGGGATAAAAATAAAATGGTTAGAACACGATTCCAACCAAAGAACAGTAATGAAGTTGAGAATTGGTTATCTTTTAGACGTGAAGACGTTGAGACGTACACATTAATCGACGGAACTTTTGTTTTAGAACAAGTAGAAAAAACTAACATATTAAAAAAATTATGTCGCAGACTAACCCATTTATTAAAGTAACGTGGCAAGACGTTCCTGAAAATTTTACACCTGAGAAAATCAGAAGAGTAAAGTCGTACTTCCAAGAAAAATATAAATCTAAGAATGTACAAGTGATTACAAAAACATTA